ATAATTTTGACTGGTGAATGGGTAAATCTCAGCCTCCCTCCCCTCTGTCCGTTTTTTAATCGACCTAACAAAACAAACATTTTTAAACACTTCACTCACTAGCTCCTTCTTTATCACATTAACAATACACCCCCAAAAACAGCTATTTTATTGATTAGTCTTTACTTTTGATACGTGACAATGGACAACACTCACACTATATCATACACCCTACCTATACCCTAACCCTAACCTATATCCCTCCCCTCTCTCCTCTCTACACCTATACCTTACCCATACACTTTACCATTACACCCTACTATTATATTCTAACTCACTACACTCTTACATATCCCTGTACTGTTCTGTATTTACCCACTTATCATACTATACTATTACACTACAATATACCACTACATTATACTGTTACACTATACTACAGCCCATTAGTAAATTAGATAAGGTCATATATTATAGTATGATAGTCTGACTATTACTGACCTTTAATAGCCCAAAGCCTTATCATTACTGACCATTACTGACTAATTAATCCAGCTTATTTACTTTACTATTCTGTGACTTACCTGTGACATTGTGTATATAGAAACAGTCTTAATCGTTAAAAATAAATTGAAATAAATTATATTTTATTTACATTTTCTATTGACAAATAAATTACATTATTATATAATAGATACATAGTTAAGGCGAAACGTAAAGCCTAAATAAATTAAAATAATTTATAAAAACTTTACAAAAACACTTGACAAATAAATTACATTACTGTATAATAGATAATGTAAGGGATAGGTTATTAAAGACTTATCCAAGATATCAAAATCTTAAGGAGAAGCAAAAATGCTTAAAATTTATGTAGATACAACTGCAAACTATAAACCTTGGTGTGGTGCTGTAAGTACCTATGAAACTATTGTAGAAGAAGATAAACTAGATGATCTAGACTTTCTTCTAGAAGAGCTTTACCCTGAAGGAATTTCTGAAAGTCATCTTAATGATATTCTATGGTTTGAAAGTGATTGGGTATTTGCTCAACTTGGTATTGGTAACATGGTTGAATGTGGTTACTGTGGAGAGATCTATGATGAAGAAGATCTAGAAGAGGATGAAGACGGAGAAACGCTTTGCCCTAACTGTGAACATGCATTTTAAGCCCTTAATAGTTAAGCTATTCTCTAACCTTGCAAGGGGTTAGGGGGCATAAGGTCAAGGAATAGTGACCACGGAGCTATCAAAATTTGAAATACTACCCTATTTGTGAATAATAGGCATAGGTTTCATGAGACAAGCCAAAAGCATCTAAACAAAATTTCAAAATCAATGGAGAAAACAAAAATGAGCAAACAACTTGAAAAACTAACAGAAAAAGCCTTAAGAACAGGGTTCGCAAACCTAAATGGTCGTTACTATATCTATTATCAAGGATACAGCGAATTAGAAAGCAAATGGCAAGTACAATATGACAATGAAACAGGAGACCTAGAACTCTATCATTGGGGAACTAAAATTTTAAAACTTGGAAGCCTTAAAGCTTCAAAACCTATTGTTAAGGAGTTTTACGGACAATCTAGGTCAGATCGTGATGCACTTGCATTTATGTTTCGTTACTTTGATTTACCTTATGGTGCAAGCTATCGCCCATCTGTGGATACTTTCAGTGTATTCGCTGACTTTGGTACAGGTACAGAAGAATGGAAAACAGTTTAATCAAGTATTATAAAATTGAGTTTGAAGGGTATGAGCCCTTCTCACTCAAAACTAACTATAAAAGAATGGTAAATAAGGTGTTATACCTTGTGGAGGATTTCTCAGAGATTGACCGTAAATATATTAAGTTAATCAAGGAAACAACACAAAATGAAGCTGAAAAGTTACCTATTATCACAATATTGAAAGGAAAATAAAAAATGTTAAAACTAATTATTTACAAGAAAAAAGCTTGTATCTACCTTGTGGGAGGTACCAAAGAAGCTGTTATCACACTAGATAAAACTGAAAGCTTTTACCAAATTTTCTCAGAATTGACCTTTACGCTTAATCATTATTTTTGGGATATTTATGAGGGTATCTATCATAAAGGCAAATTTTATAGCACCCCTGATAGTTGGGAAACAGCAAAAATTATTGAAGAGTGGATTAAGGAGAAATAAAAATGTTACCAATTTTTGAAAGTATTGATGGACAATCTAGGATCTATGTGCAAAAAGAGAATTATACACCTGACAAACCTTATGAAGAAGATCAAGTATATTATATTGTGTATTATCCATTTATTGATGAAGAATATAACTTTGAAACATTGGTTAGTTATGGCTCAAAGACTGATGAAGAATGGCTAGATGAGGCTTGCCTATATAATAATTTAGATAAAACTGTTTTTGTAAAGATTGGAGAAAGTGATGAATAATAAAATGAAAATTAAAGTGAACTATAAAGATTTAAAAATGGAAACTATCTATAAGGTTATATCAGCCGTTCTAACAGCGTTATTATTAGTTGTGACTGTTTCCCTTGTGATCGTCACAAAAGACAACCAAAAGCAAATAAAAGGGCTTCAGGAGCGTATTGAGACTATATCAAAGAATAATGAAAACTCAGGAGTAAATACACAAGGTTTAAAGGATAGTCAGATCACACGTAAATATATGGTAGATGATGACTGTTTAGTTGAGGTTTGGGATGCACAATTTAAAACTTTACGCTCTTATACTGTGGAATTTGATGAGTGGGAACACTTTAAAGTGGGGGAAATTTGGTGATGTTTTACCATAAAGAAAATTTAAGAAGATTAAAGCTGTTTAAAGAGTTAGAACCTGATTTTAAAATTGATAAGGTATTTTATTTAATGAAGCCTATAGAGTATGATTTTAAGTATTTAGATATAGGATCTTATATTGTAAGTAAACCATTTGTCAGTAGTCACACAGGTGATACTATAGTTACTATAATTGATCTTGAGCGAAAAATGCAAGGTCACAAAATGGATATTTCTACTAGAACACGGAATCAAGGTTTCACCTGTTGGCGAATAAGGGAAAATGATTTTAAAAAACAATTTAAAACAGCCCCTTTTGGAGCTTCCCTTAACTTTCTATATAAAGGAGAGCAAAATGACTAATTATAAATTGTTTTTAAGTAATTATAAACTATTAAAAAGTGGAAACCCTGAATATATTTTAAAAACCTATCATTATAAAGCTGATGGATTAAAAATAGTTAAGTGTGTATTACCTGTTGAGTATGATGGGTTATGGTTTGAAAAGGATAACATTTATGCTTGTTATATTAGTAGCAGTTCATTTGATTTATTTGAATTAACAGGTAATTGGATTAAAAAGGGACATAATGGGAATTTATTTACTAATAAAGCTATGGCCGAAGGTATGAAAGGTTGGCACTTAAGGGGATATCATAAAAGGTTTTTTGAAGATTTTAATGAAAAAAAATTATCTAGTTTTCTTTATTGGGGTGAAAGTTATGAGTGATAATTTATTAAAATTATATAACATGGAAGAATTGAAAAGGTTACTTTTAAAATATGCTGTGTGTGCATATTATGCAGACTTTTTCAGGGTTACACATGATTTTACAGTAAGTGGTTTAAAATATAAAAAAGGTGATATACTCTTTGTTATAAATCATAATAGTGACGAACCCAAAGCAATATTAATAAATAGAAAAATGTGTCAACACAACAGTTTTTTAAGTGTTGAAGTAATTACAGACGCTAGATTAAGACATTTATTATCAAATAGGTGCTGGTATTTTCTATCAAGTGATAGAAAGTATTATGAACCATTGACAATACACCAATTTTTATATACAGGGTATAAAGGAGAAACAAAATGAAAAATAAAAAACGCAAAATTAACATTAAACGACTTTTCGTGTGGTATTTCCACATTTTAACGCTACTATATGTAAGCTTTCAGGTTGACTATAGCCTTTCACTCTATTTGTGGGCTTATTGTTCAGCATTTATGATTATGAGCTTTAAAATGATCTCAGAAGAGCAGGAATACAAGCAAGAATTAAAGAAACGAGGTATTGCATGAAAGAAATTGCAAATTTAACAGGTCATGATATCATGATTGTAGATCATAATGGTCTTATCATTAAGGTTATCAAACCTTGTGAATATGAAGAGCCTATTCGAGCTTCTATCACATTTAAAAATATTGGGCACTGTGAAGGTGCACCATTAGATACTATTAATTTTTCTTGTGACATTTCAGATGAGAAAATGAAGGAATTACAAAGAAACTACTCATTAATCATAGTAAGCAAAATCACTGCTGAGTGTTTGAAACAAAGAGGATACTCAGATATCTTTATCACAGGGCGAAAATACTTCCTTGAGGGAGAAATGATTGGTGTTCGCTCTCTAAGTAAATATTGTTAAGGAGATAAAGATGAAATTTGAAAATTTATCAGATGAATTAAAAGAAAGACTAAGTAAGCTGAAAGAAGACTTACAATATGAATTGTTAAGTATTGCAAAGAATGAAAAAGAGCTTGAGGTGAGCCTTACACTAGTAGAGGCTGTTATGGATAAAGTGGAAAGTCTGAATGATCTCACAAAGGAGTATCGAGGAATTAAGCACATTCGCAAACGTGCTGAGTTTATCCAGGAAAACTTTAAAGGGTCTTGTCTAGGTGTACTTAACACAGATAACCTAATTAAATATCAGGATTACTATTTGACTGAAAATATTGATAAAGATGGTTACTTTGTGAATCCTTTACCTTTAATTTTAGCTAGTCTTGACAAAGAACTTGTAATTTTTCAAGATCCTGAAGCATTTGTGAATAAGCACAAGTTGGAAATTAATCATTTTATTGAAAAATCACTGGAACGTATTGAAACTAAAGAACCTCAAAGTAAAGCTATCACTTATATTGAGTTAAGAGATAAACTATACAATGAGAATATGGAACATGTACCATTTAAGCTATATCCTAAAATCAAAAAGATTTACAAGGGGTATATTGACAAATTTGATGTTACTGAGTTATTAGTTGAATTTAACCAAAAACAATCAGACAAGTTTTGGGAAACTCACAAGGAAGCTTACCTGAAATTCAACCCTAATCTCAAAAAATTTACTTATAAAAGCATGGTGGAGGAGTATTTCAAAGGATTTAAACTTGCTGAAGGTCTCTATACTCCTAAATTGTCAAAACAGCTCTCAAAACAAGGATTTAAACCAACTAACAAAGAATTACAATATTTTGGTGAAGTAAAAGACTATCTTAATGACTACTATTCACAAGGGTTTGATCGTAGTGGTAAAAACATTGAAAATATCACCTTATTCCTTGTGGATACTAAAAACTTTAAAATCCCAACCCTTGTTGACTCTTGGGCATTTGCAGGAAGTTGTCACAAGTATGAAGGAGCAGGTCAGGACTCACATTTTGCTATGGATTATCTAGGCTTTAACTTTTTGAAAGCTTACAGTGCAGGTTATACTAAACAATCTAAAAAGCCTATTCTAAGAAAACTTTATCGTTCATATTTTTATATGAATGAATCAGGAGATATTGCACATGCAGGAGCTTATAGCAATATTGCAACGGAAAAGAATAAAACAGCTTATGAGTTTACTACTGTGTTGTATTGCTTGCTGTTTGACAAGAAAATTGATGATTTTAAAGAGATTGAAGGTGCTGATATTCCTGAAGATAAATTTTACAATTTTGATGGTGATCGTTATATGCGTTTGTGGTGTAACATGAGTTCACGTAATAGCTATACCACTTTAGGAACTGATAATATTTTATCAAGTGTTCACTTTGGAAAAGATGATGTTGATCTTTCCAAGAATTATCGAGATATCATTCGTGAATTAGATAATGAAGTATTTGAGAAATTACAAACTAAATACTATGAAGTTATTAAATAGGAGAAACAAAATGAAAACTTTTAAAGAATTATTGACTTTGACACAAAATGAACTAGGTGACAAATTGTTTGATTGGCTAGTTAATGACTATAACTATAAGGTTATTGACTATGGATATGTTATCCAAGGAATTAGTGAAAATCCTAATGCACCTGTGTTAGTTGCTCACCTTGACACAATCAACACGCACCATAATGCTAATGAAACTGCTTACTCAGCTAGGTTATCCACAGAAGCGCCTCAAGGTGCTCCTAAATTGGGAGATATCATCTTTTACAATGATATTATCATGTTACATCCTATGGCTAATCCTAAGCTTGCTTGTTTAGGTGCTGATGATCGCTGTGGAGTCAAAACTATCCTTGATATCCTTGATATGGGATTCAGACCTCATATTCTCTTTACTACGGACGAGGAAGTAGGCTGTCAAGGGTCTAGGAGGGCTGTTGAAGAAAAGCTCTTAGAGGAGTTCTCAGAGGCTTCTATGCTCATCCAAGTTGACCGAGGTGTCCATGAAGGGTATTGGAATGAGATGGTATTTTACAATTATGACCATGAATCAATTCCTAAGATTTATGAGGAATTATCAAAATACTACAAACTAGCCACAGGATCATACACAGATGTAGCTACGTTAGGTCCATATCTAAACAAACCTATTGTAAACCTCTCAGCAAGTTATATGAATGAGCATAAACGTACTGAGTTCATCTCAATGGCTTCTTATGAAAAAAATCTTGAAGGACTTTATCAATTCCTTGTGTGGTTAGAATCACAGGATACTAGCTCATGGAAATACACAGCTAAACCTATTCCTAAGGTTACAACCTATGCAAACGGTTATTATGGAATGACAAAACCTGTTAAGGGTAAAAAGCGTAAAGCTCTTGCTGATAAAGATCAAACTGTAGAAAAGCTAATTCAGGTATTAATGCCTAGTTTACAAGCGCAAGCACAATCAATATTCAACACTTACTATCATCCTACATTTAAAAACTTTGATGAAGGTATTGAATTACTGCATGAAGCATACCAAAAAGGATATACATGCTACTCACTAAGTCAATTTCGATATATCCTTAACTATGGGGAATTGTAAACAAAAAAAAAGAGCTCTAACGAATTTGTTAGAACTCAAGGAAATACATGTACTATGAGTATATCACACTATAGGTTAGTTGTCAACACTTTTTAAAAATTTATTTAAGATTTATTAGAGGTATCAACTATATCATATAAGATACTTACTTATAATCTATAAGACTATAGTATTAAGTAGTTATCTTATATAGGATAGTACTTGCCTCTAATAAATAATTTGAGATTTTTTCAAAAACCTCTTGACATTTGAGAGATAAAGTGATAACCTAGTTATACCATAAATCGTAGAAATGAGGAATTACATGTATATTAAAATCCCCACAGAATTGAACCAATATATGGATCGTCCAGGTCTTGTGTTATTCTATTCTTGCATGGCTAGTATGGCTGAGGGTAAGCCTGTGGCTAATATCTCAGTAAGCAATGAGTGGTTTGAGAAGCATTTAGGGCTATCTAACTATTCTGTGCATGAATACGGAGTTATCCTTGAGAATATGGGACTGCTTAATCGTAATAAAGCTAAGTATGGCTGGAATGAAGATGGTTATTGGGCTAAACGTGATTGGACTGTTAAGGCTACACTTTACAATGAATTAATGAGTCAATCAACTCCTGAAAAACCATTTATTACAGTACAGACTGAATGGATTGAGCAATATAGACTAGATAGTTATACTTTAATGGTATTATCATTCTTTTACTCACTTGTGGTTGCTAATCATGGAGCTAATGAGTACACATTCAATAACAAAGAGATTATGCCTCACCTTGGTATTGCTTGTAAGAAAGCCTTTGCTAAACATCTCAATACTTTACATACTTTAGGATTAATCACAATCATTAAAGCTAACACAAGAGGTCGTACAGTCCTTGTGAATGACTTGATCTTAAATGATAAGGAAGCTAAAAATTCTGAACAAGTTTTTGAGCACTTAATGTACAATTTTAAAAAACCTAATAGCTACCAAAGAAGAATTTCAAAGTCTTTTAACAAAAGCCTTAAACGTTATGTAAAACGTGTGATGGACTCATTATGGAAGTTTAAGGTTAAGGGTTGGGAGTTTGTCAGAGATATTTATACTGAGCTATTTGGTATATATCAAAGCCCTAATGATAGAGCTTATGAGCGAGAATTGATAAGAGAGGGGTGGAGTTGGTCAAGTGTCCTCTAAATTTATGACATTGTTAAAGCGTAACTTTCCTGAAGATGGAGTAGTTCACGTAGGAATTAACAAGAAATTTTACAATCGAAAACATGAGGAAGCAAGGTTTAATCGAGATTTTGAAGAAGCCAAGTTTCCTTTGAAATTGCTAGGGTCACAGGTTAAGGCTCTAAGAGATAAGTTTGATCTGTACATCTGCTTCACACCTGTGAAAGATGGTAAGCGAATCAAACCTAATGCACAAGATAGTTATATCATTGCACAGGATATTGATGGAGCTCCTATTCCTAAGGATCTTCCCCCTTCATACTATTGGGAAACAAGCCCAGGGAAGTTTCAAGGAGTTTGGATCCTAGATAATCCTGTTACACCTCAGGAACAAGAAATAATCAATCGTAAGCTTGTGGCTAAGTATGGTTTTGATCCTTGTGGTAATGACATAGTACACTATTTCAGAATCCCAGGGACTAGAAATCACAAGTATGCTAGTACATTTAATGTATCTAGTATGCAAGGTGAAGGTACAGTCTATCGTAAGCGTGACATTATTAAGCATCTCAAAGATGTAGATATTCGTACTAGCACAGAAGTTGAGAATGAGCCTATTGAGGATAAGTACTATGACCTTGAAGATCTAATACAAGAATATAGTATTGGTCCTGAGTTTCGTCAGATTTTAGGTACTGATAGATCTGAATGGGCTTGGAATGTTGAACGTAAGATGATTATTGAAGGTGCGAGTAAGGAAGAAGTCAAGTTTGTGCTCCTAAATGCTCCTCGATCTATGGCTAAGTTTAATGAATCAAACGTGGACAAAGAGGTTCACAGGGTATTCGCCAAAATGGAAGCCCAAGAGAAGGAAGAGGAAAAGATACTTGATGAGAAACCTATTCTTACTTCAAAGGTTCAACATGGTAGTACAGAATTGACCAAATTGAAGGACAAAGGTAAGAAGAAAGTCAAACGCACTGTGTCAATCAAGAAGGTTGATGAGATTGAACCTTTTGATCCTACGGATTTTTGGTTAGTGGAAGACTTTTGGGAGAATAGTTCAGTAGGTGTTATTGGAGCTCCTTCAAAGAGCTTTAAATCTACTTTTACTCTCAATCTAGCCTGTGCAGTTGCTACAGGTAGACCTTTTGATGGTAGAGAGGTCAAGCAAGGAGCTGTGTTGATCCTTCAGGGAGAAAACAATCTCTCAATGGAACAGCACAAGATCTACTCAATCACAGGAGAGACTGACTTGCCTATCTACTTTGTGGATGACAATATCACAATGGATCAGATTTACAAGCTAAAGGATGATATTAATGCTCTAGGAATTAAGCTCTTAATCATTGACCCTATGTACTTACTATTTGGTTCAGGAGATATCAACCGTCACCAAGATATAGTTCAGAGGTTAGAAATGCTAACTGATCTGAGAAATGATACTGGCTGTTCTGTGATGGTAGTACACCACTCAAGGAAGTTAGAGAGAGGTACTAAAATCCAAACCTCAGATATGTATGGTTCAGCCTTCATTGAAGGTTGGTATGAGTCTATGATACTCTTACAGCGAACCTCTAATAACTCAAGTAGGATGACTACATTTTTCAGAAATCACAAGTCAGGAGATGTTTATGACCTTGTGGTTGATGATAACATGGGCTGTAAAGCCTATAAACGTAAGGATGAAACAGCTTATGCTGAAGAACCCAAGAAATTAGTAAAACTTAAAAAAGGAAATAATGAAGATGAAAAATAAAACAACTCTATTGGCTGTAGCTACACTTGCTACACTTGCTATTGCTAACAATGTTAAAGCTGATGCCCAGGATGCCCCTGTAAGCTCACAGGAAGCATCAGAATTAGTTTCAACTACTGCTGTGGAGAATAACACCACTGCTCCTGAAAATGCAACAGAAAGCACTACAAAGGCTCCTACGACTATCACAAAAGAAGGTACTGAAATCACAGTTACTAATCCTGAGGTAGTAGTGGATCAATCAAATGGTAACGGAAAATATCAGCCATTCACTGTGGAATATAAAAATATCCACTTTGATGATAACATGGCTATCAATGAAGGCGACAAAGTTAAGTTTACTTTACCTGAAGAAGTAAAATTTCAAACTAGTTTTGACTTTGATGTATACAATCCTGACAAGCAAGTTGTAGGTAAGGCTACTACTGATGCAGAAAACAATACTGTGACAACAGTGTTCAATAACTACTTTGCTAGTCATCCTTTGAACAAACAAATGAGTTTGAAATTGGATGTTACATGGACTGACAAGGTTCAATCAGGTAAACCTGTGACAGCTAACTTTAATGGCACACTAGTAACAGCTACCATTGGTAAAGAGCAAGTGATCGGTAAGGATGAGCTTCTTTCCAAGTGGGGAAGTCAAGACAAAGATGACCCTACTGTAATTAACTGGACAGCACGTGTAAATTATGCCAAACGTGTTCTCAACTATGTGAAAATCATTGATGAAATGAGTGAGAACCAAAAGCTAGTTGATAATTTCTTTGAAGTGAAGAATATTGAAAGTGTTGACCCTTGGATTGATAAAGGTGATGCTATGAACTTGGTTAAGTCTATCAGTAAATCTGAACATGGCTTCACAATCACTATGGATCGCTTGGATCACATGATCTATATTAACTATAAGACTAAGCTTACTAAACCAGTTAAAGAGTCTTTCAATCCTACTAATAAGATTGAAATTAAAGCTGAATCTGATGGTGGTATCTCACACAGCTATGTACAGCTTGTTGGAGGAAAAGGTAATGCCTCAGGTGAAACTAAGCCTGAACCTACATGGGAAATCCCTAATGACTTCCCTATCGTGGATAAACCATCTATTGATCCTAAGGATGTTCCTATGGTTCCTCCTGCTCCTGTAGTGGAAATCCCTGAATGGAAAGGTGGAACTACTCCTTGGGATGCTCCTAAGTATGAAAAACCTGAGTGGCATGGAGGTATTCCAGGTATTCCTGAGGTACGTGAAAAACCTGAGCTTATCATTCCTGATGAGCCTGGAAAGCCAGTAACTCCTAAGACACCTGAGAAACCACAGGAGCCTAGCAAACCTAACAAACCAAGTGAACCTAAACCACAAGAGCCTGTTAAACCACAGGATCCAAAACCACAAGAACATAAGGAAGTGGTAGAAGTTAAGAACACAGGATCAGAAGAACCAATCAAGTCTTATGATGCACCTGCTGTGTTACCTGCTACTGGATCTGACTTTGGCATTGCTGTTAGTCTACTAGGTATGCTTGGACTAATGGTTGGAATTAAGTTCAAGAAAGAAAACTAATATGAAGTTGGAGTTTAAGAACACTGAGGAAGAGCTTGCTTACTATGAAGAGGTATTAGAGACTCTTCCTCAGTATCCAACTCCATTACTAAATCATGCTATGGGGTTGGTAAAGTTTAGGATATCAAAATTAAAGGAAAAGCTAAAAGATGGATAATCAACACAAGTCATTAAAATTAAAGAAGGTCATTAAACGAATGGAAGATCTAGAAGATAATACTAGACGTTTATGGATTGATGAAATTCTGCACAAGTTTGGTGAAGATTTTGGCTTTTGGAAGTATAAAGCAGGTCTTGAGCAAGGTAGACTAGAAGGGTTTATTGAACGTGATTTAGTTGAAGTGCCTCCATTTGTTGATGATTGGATTGAGTACTGTAAGGAACATAATTTCACATTATTAGGATGTCTTGATCCAGTAGATGATTTTGGGATGTCATTGAGTGAAGGATTTAAAGGGGATACTAGAAAATGTGTTAAATGGTGTAGAAAAGAAAGTAATACTTTTGCTATAGCTTGGTTATTTGGTTATAAGGTTAATGAAAAGAAGTATATTATCAAATTTAAAAACGTTCAAAAAGGCTCAGAAAGTTTTAAATTTGATATGGTTACTGGAAAATGGTATTTTGGCTTTAATCAAGAATCTAGCACAACACGTTTATACCACACAAAGGAAGATCTTGTAAATGCTGGCTTTGAATGGATGTTTAGTTGCCCAGGATTTAATGTTGAGGAGGTAGAGTGATGCTAAAATTTATTAGTATACATAGAGATGAAATTTTTATGTCATTAGTGATAAGTTTTATCTATTCAGGGATAGTTTTAATTACCCATGTAGTATTACTTAGCTTACCTAGTGGTATTCTTCCACTGATATTCTCAATAGTATGGTATGGTTTGGAATTTTTAATGTACCTAATGGGATTAATCTATATTTTTGGAGATTAATATGCTAGATTTACAAAATTTTATTTTATATATATTCATTGGAGTATGGTTTATTGGCTTTGTGTGGGCTATCCATATAGCCTTTGTGTCTAATAGGGAGCTTAAGAAAGCTAAGTCAGTCATTAAGTCACAAAATCGAATGATGGCACAATCTCTAGACCTCTATAACATGGCTTTGGCAAGGGAGAAATACTTGCTAGAAGAGCTAGAAAAGAAGGATAAACATGTTTAAACAAGATTATGATGACTGGTTATCAACACCTCCTAGAGAGTGGTATGGTGACTATGGGACTAAACATGATCCTGATTATTATATCAGAGTAGGTAGTGAGTGGAGGTATATTGGAGATGACGAGGAGTGCTAGAAAACCTATACCTAAGTGGGCTAGAGAATTTTGTTTAGACAACATGAACACAGTTGAGGGAAGAGTTATCCTTAAAATATATGACTACTTACTTCAAAATGTGATTACACTCTCTTACTACCTCAAACAGATAGGTATGTATAGTGATGCTTCTACATGCCTTAGACGAATGAAGCTGGGTAAGCTACCTAACATAATAACCTTGTCAAAAATGATTGATATATTCACAAGGGAAGAGCTGTGTTGGTTGGTACATTATTGGCATGATGAATACTATGGTAAAACGGATATGAACTCAGGGAAACTTATTGAAGAGTTTGTTAATACTGACTTCCTTGACTTTGAATATGTAGATATACCTGAGTTGTTTCATGGATGTAGATCAATTAGTGGTGATAAGGTCACACAGTCAATAACAGAGAGACAAATTAGAAAGAACATGGATAGATTAATATACATGGCTAGGTCATTTGAGATTGGGTTTGAAGATTATGAAGAAGAATATTGATTTGAGCAAGCCTGTGTGTCTAGACATTGAAACCACTGGACTTGACAGGTTTAGAGATGATATAACCTCTATACAGATAGGCTACACAGATTTAACTACTGGAAAATATAAGCGTAAATTCTTTGACTGGCAAAATACTAGCATGGAATTTTTACTAAAACTACTTACCTTCTTAAAGCAGGCTAAGTTAGTAACACACAATGGAAAGTTTGACTTACTATTTCTTTATGTTAAGACAGGGATTGAGCTTAATCTTTGGGTTGATACATTAGTACTTGCACACGTTTGTGGAGAGGAAGAGCTTGGTCTTAAGACTTTAGTTAAGAAGTACTTTAATGTTGACTATGATATTGAGACTGAAGCTAAGAAGGGCAAGATCACAGAAGAGTTCATCTCTTATGGTCTTGATGATGTTCTTTATCCTGTTAAGTTAATGAAGATCTTTAAGAAGAAACTTAACCTGTATGATCTTGTGAAGGTCTATAAGCATGAGATGAGAGCATATAGAGCCTACTATGAGGTCGAAAAGAACGGAGTACCAATCAGTCCTAGACGTGGTGAGATTGCTAAGAAGCTCATAGAAGAGTATATGCCCTACTATGAACGACTTATCACTGTGGCAGATATAAACTGGAACTCTACAGTACAGGTAGCATCAGTCCTTTATGGTAAGAAGGGTAAACCTGTGTATAAGGAGAAAGGTGAGAAATTACCTAATACTTATGAGGTTATTGAGTATACTTTCACAGGAGAGTCTTTTGTCAGAGGTGAGTTTAACACACGTAAAGAGGCTACACAGTTTAAGGATGAATACCTTGCTGAGAATAACTATCTCTATGGTATAGATGTTAAGCTCAAGCACAACTTCAAGCCTGTGGTTATTGGCTATGGTGTAGGTCTTAAGGTAATTGAAAAGACAGCTAAAGGTGTACCCTCAGTGAGCAGTGATGTCTTAGCAAACTATATAGGTAATCCTGTAGTGGATGACTTATTGGAATATAGACGGTTGACTAAGTTAGAGACTTTCATTAAGTCTTGGGAAAAAATTCAGGTTGATGATAGGATATACCCTAGCTTCAACATTACAGCAAGGACAGGTAGGACTACATGTAGTAACCCAAATTTGCAACAGATTCCCCAGGATAAAAATGTAAGAAATCTTATTGAAGCTAGACCTGGATGGAAAATACTTGAATGTGACTTCAGTCAGGTTGAACTCCGTGTGGCATCTATGTTTTCAGGAGATGCAAATATGCAACATGCTTATAACTCAGGAAGTGACTTGCATAGTAAGACTACTGAGTTGTTGTTTGGTGATACTTCAAACCTTAGTAAGCAAGAGCAAAAGAGGAAGCGTACTGAAGCTAAATCAATGAACTTTGGTTTTTTATATGGAATGAGTGCAAAAACATTTGTAGATTATGCTAAGGGCTATGGTCTTAATATCACAGAAGAACAGTCTGAAGGCTTTCGTAACAACTTCTTTGAAGCATATCCTAGACTACTTCCTTGGCATGAGGAGTGCAAAGAATATGCAAGAAAGAATGGACACACATGGTCTCCTATAGGTCGTAAACGGTTCCTTCCTGATATCAACTCTAGTAACTGGTCAAATAGAGGACAGGCTGAAAGGCAGTCTGTAAACTCAGGTGTTCAAGGCTTTGCTTCAGACATGTGTATCAGTGCATTGTCAGACATTGTGTTTAGTGATATAATTGACCATGAACGCTGTAAGGTATTAGGTTCTGTTCATGATGCTATCTTATTTGAGATTAGAGATGACTATGTAGAGGAAGTAGTTCCAATAGTTAAGGAGATGATGGAGCGTCCTTCAATAATTGATGGTATAGATATCCCAATACCAATTATTGCAGATGTGGAGGTACACCAAGCGTGGGGAGGGTAGATGAAATTTTATGATAAACCTGCTTATAAATTAGAGGATTATAAAAAATTAAGGCAATTAAATAGAACAGCATTTATGCTTAACCCCTTAGACTATGTTAAGCTACAGTCTGATTGGGAAGATTTATTCACAATCTGTGTGAAGGGTAACGTCTATGTGTTGAATAGCTTCTATGAAGGTATTCGTTATATGAAGTCTCATTATAGAGAGTGTATTCCTGAGTTACAATCATTTGATAGTATATTCACACTTAAACACTCTCTTCCTGAAGAGATTGACTATATGTATCGTAGGCTAAGTGGTCCTAGTCACACAGTTGTGGATTATATGTCACACAAGTATTGCTTTAGACATATATACTTTGATGATCCTGATAAGAAGGAAGTTCATACAGTATTCTATCCATACTTCCCTACTGATAAACCTGTACCAAAGAAGGTTCAGGAAGAGATTATGGAGGTGATTAATAATGGATACTGTGAATAGCTATAAAGTTAATGAGTACTTTAATGGACAACTTGTTAAGACTCACTCATTTGATAGCTATACTAAGGCATTTGATTTTTGGCATGAGATGCACAGAAAGACAAAAAACACATACTTTATTCGCTACATGCTTGTAGCAGGAAACACATTTTGAGGTTGATATGGTAAATAAAAATAGTTCAGTAGGTATCACAGAAGATATCGTCACTAACATTATGCACTTAGGTGCTAGTGAGTATCACTTAGAGATTTTAATTCGTAAGTATGAGGATCAAAATAAGTTTTGGTATTTCAAAGATAATCCTGATGTACAAACTGAAGAAGAAAAAATCTCAGTTGTTGACACAGATGTTAAAATTGCAGATACTATACTGTTATTGGACACAGTGACTAAGCAAAGACGAGATGCTATGAAGCTGTTAAAGGCACAGGCTACAGCAGATGGAAACCCTGACTTGTGGTGTTTGCTAAAACATGTACTTGTGGCTACTATCACAGCATTTGAAGCTTGGCAAGTTGACTTGAGTAATGAAGATGTTAAGACAGCCTTCCTAGAACAGTCACGTGTGACTAATCAGGTACTAGCTATGTTCCTTGGTTATGAAGTGACACCTTGTAGTGCTTGTCTAACAGATCAATTAAAAGAGGATGGAAAATAACCATCCTCAGGAGAAAATATATGGAGCTAAAAGATTTATTAAAAGAACAATTAAAAACAAAGACTAAATTGAAGCTAATGGAGGAGTTGGAAATCTCCTATAGAACACTTCAAAGAGCTATTGAAGGAGAAACAATTCGCAAGGATATCTATGATCGTATCATGGATAAACTTAATGAAAAAGCTAAGTTGAATAGCCTAGAGGACTATATAGAAGAAAAGGTAAAGGAAGAAGGGTATATCATTAAACCTAAGGAAGAGCTTGTTAAGGTAACTCCTATGGAGGATGAGTATCTTAAAAAGTTATCCTTTGGTGATGAGTTTCGTAGTATGAGAAATGTAGGTTTAATTAATATCTTATACTATGGTAAGTATGATTCAGTAATGGAAGATCGCTATAAGATCACAGAAGGTATGGATCGTGAACAGTATGGACAATCCTTTGTGCGTATGTGTAAGGCTGTACTTGCACAGAAGTGGGAAGTAGATTATACTAACAGTTCCTATGTGGTGAAGCTTCCTAGTGGTCATTACTTGTGTAAGTATGATGATGGTACTATTGGTTGGTCTATTGAGTTCAACAGATTTTCTGTTAAATGTAACTCAAAAACTGAATTACTTAAGCAGTATCCTGAATACTCTCAATACATTGTTATGGAGAGCATGACTAAGGAGCCTGTATATATTTCTAAAGAAAGAGGGTTTAAGATCATTGACCGAGTTCGCTGATGCATTAAAAGAAAGAAGACAACTATTTGGATACACTCAAGAGGAGCTTGCTTCTGTTATGGGTACCGCTGTGACTAATGTTTGGAGATGGGAGAATGATAAAGTATATCCTTCCCCTAAGTATATGAAGATGCTTGGTGATGTCCTGAAGACTGACTTTAGACCACTGATAATTGATAGTACTTCCACTGTCAGCTTGGCTGTGGCTGAAATATTACAGAAATACAAGTATAAGAAAGCTTCTGAGATTTTGAAGGAGCTAGAGGATAAGGAATTGATTAATGAAAAGAATGAATTTGAGATTTTCAAAGCTATTCACAAAAGATCCTGGAAAGTTAAGTAAATTAGGTGCTTATGTACTTTGTGGATTAGCTATAATCATCTCATTAGTGATGTATGTTAGTCATACAGAGAAAGAAATTAAGAACTTAAGAATTGAAAATGCAAAACTTAATCTTAAGATTGCACAGGTGGATAAAGCGCTTACTGAAGAGGCTATTAGGGCTAAAAGTATGGAACATTCTTTAACAATGAGGTTTAAAGACTTAATCTACTACATTGATAATGGAACTGGAAGAGGTGGATAATGACAACATATAGTATCAGTCGTGTGAATACTTTCCTGGATTGTCCTTGGAGACATTGGTGTAAGTATATTGCAGGATACAAAGAAATTAGAGACCCTGAGCGTACTAAGTACATGGATCGTGGAACTATCTTTCACTTAGGTATGGAGATCTTAGGTAAACACAAGGGTGAATTGAAGCTTGAACCTCTTAAGGAAAAAGTCCTTGAAGAGATTAAGGATAAAGACTATGTAGAAGAGGCTGTAACCTGTGGACTACTAGGGCTAGAGCGTTACTTTGCTGATGACTACATGATTGATGCCTCTAAAATCATTGAGACAGAAAATCAGGTGTACTTTGACCTACCTAATGGTCATCAATTCACAGGGATTGTGGATGCAGTCATTCAGAATGATGATGGAACAGTAACCCTTGTGGACTATAAGACAGTATCACTAGCCCCAAAGGAAGAGAAGTATAAGTATGGACTACAGGCTAACATGTACATGTATGTGTATGATAAGCTTGGATATAAGGTAAGAGACTTTAAGTTTGCCTTTGTTAATCCTGCTATTAACCTACGCTCTAAAAAGATTGTGTCACACAAGACTTACATCTTCAATAAATATCGTGCGGATGAGTTCTTCAACCAGTTTGTAGAAACTGTTGATATCATTGAAGCTAATCCCAATTATCGTCTATATAGACCTGTAGATAGACAGCCTGACGCTTATGACTACCTTTACTATGTATTTATTGGGGACATGCTAGAAGACCTTGATGATTTTATTGAAAAAAATTTCGAAAAATCTTCAAAAAAGGGTTGACAGGCTAACCTAAATTTGTTAAACTATTCTATGTAATAACCTAGAAATGCGTTATTACACAATTAATATTTCTTAAGGAGGTTATCATTATGGATAACAAACAATTCAACCAACTAGTGCAAGCACTTGCTGACACACTTGGTATCGAAACTACTACAATTGAAACTGTAGTACCTGCATCTGCTGTAGCAGAACAACGCTACATCATCTACATTGGTAAGAAAGAGCGTAACGTAAAAGCTCCTTACATTGCTATCAATGCTGATGGACAACTGTCAGGCTTCACTGAAGAAGCTGATGTTTATGGTCATGGTACTGACCGTATTGGTAAGTTTACTCTTGCTGAAATTGAAGAACGCTTCCCTCAATTCAATCACCCTGCTTTCCTTATTGAAGCATAATGATTAAGTTAATTTGGGCTGAAGCTAAAGATGGTCTCATAGGTGCTGAGGGAAGTCTCCCTTGGCACAATGGGGCTGATCTAAACTACTTTAGAAATCAGACTACTGGCGGTATAGTTGTCATGGGACACACTACATGGAAGTCTATAGGGCAAAGACCTCTAAAGAACAGGATCAATATTGTTCTTACACACAAGGATGAGATTGAAGGTTATGATGAGGAAGAAGTTTATATTGCTAACAATGTAGAAGAAATCATAGACTTCTATGAGCTCAGTAACAAAGACTTATGGATTATTGGTGGGGCATCTGTGTATAAGCAGTTCATTCCCTACTGTGAAGAGTTCATAGTCAGTATGATTGAAGGAGACTACTCAGGAGATACTTACTTCACTGATATGGATGAGTATAGAAAGCCTGAGAACATAATTGTAACTTTTAAGGGAGATGGCTTTACAGCTATTCACTATAGAAAGGCATAGGATGAAAGATCAATTTGGTGTTTACATAGTAATAGGTATTATTTCAAGCTTACTTTCTTATGCAATCTACTATATGCAGTTTAAGAAGTATGAGAAAGATATTGAAAGTCACAATGAATTTCTTACAGAAGCACTACGCAAAGTTAGGAATGACTATCAGGACACTCAAGATAAATATCTAACACTTTTAGCTTATAAACAAGAGTCATTTATTGAAGGTATGGATGGAGTAAAATTTGTTAGCTTATCTGCCTTGAAATATGTTGAACTTTTAACAAAAGAGAAAGAGCTTCTTGAGTTGAAGACTAAGTTGAAGGACATGTAATGCTAGGAAAACTTATGGAAATTAACTTAGGTTGTCTCATTATCTCCTTAGGTTTATTCTTACTAAGCATCCTGATTATCTCAGGGTTTGTAATTCTTGGTTTCTTGAAATTCTTTATCTTTGGAGGTTAGATGTTGGCATTACTATTTTATTTACTGTGTGGTCTGTCATTCTTATTAGCCACACTCTTAGTATTTTACTTAATCTTATCCTCTATATTATTAATTGGTATACTCTTTGGAGGAGTATGGTGGATTATCTTATGGATATTCATATTCATCATCATAGGAGCTATATTTAAACAGATTGGAGAGCGTTTTGACCCTTTCAGAAGAATTAACAAACCCTAAGAGGTACACATCTAATGGAATTGAATGTTGGGACTTTTGGCTCAGAGCAGAGCTTGATCCTTTGATTGCTTCTGCTGTCAAGTATGTGTGGAGATATCGTCACAAGAATGGTCTAGAGGATCTTAATAAGGCTTTAGTATTTCTTGATAAAGCCTCTTCATTAGAATATCCTCCTGTGACACAAAGAGACCCTTATGTGTTTGATGTTAGTGAACTACCTGACATGTCAGCACTACAAACTTTATTCATGGTACAGGCTTCATTAACAGTGGTTAATGATATTATATATAAGCAATGTATAAAGAACATGAAAGAGATTGTTAATAAAATAATTGAGTTTGAGGATGATATGCTTGATATTAAAATTAAGTACAGAACAGAGAGTGTACCTCGAATTGAAACACTCTCAAAAGGCGATTGGATTGACCTAGCTTGTCCTTATAGTTTGGAGTATAAAAAAGGTGATACTGTCACTGTGAACTTTGGAGTTGCAATGGAGTTACCCTCAGGGTATGAAGCTCACTTGGCTCCACGTTCAAGTACTTTCCAACACACAGGTCTTATCTTAACTAATGGAGTAGGAGTGATTGATAACTCTTACAATGGAGATAATGACTATTGGGGAGCTAAGTTCTATGCTACACGTGATGGAGCTATTGAACAAGGACAGCGATTATGTCAGTTTCGTCTAATGGAAAATCAGCCTGAATTAACATTCACTGAGGTACATCATCTTGGTAATGAAGACCGTGGTGGTTATGGAAGTACAGGTAAGTAAGGAGAAATAATGGAACTTAAAAAGTTAAACAAAATTAAATTACACACTTTGACTACACTGTATGGTGAGCCTGGAAGTGGTAAAACTACCTTTATTAACTCTCTACCAGGAGAAGTGCTTGTTATTGACACAGACCGTGGATTGGCTTCTGTGACACCTGAAGAGCGCTTCTCAGTGGCAGAATGTTATACTTGGGCAGATGTAGAAGAAGCTATCAATTTAGCTAATGACTTTGACTCTATCGCTATTGACCACTTCACTAATGTTCAAGAGCTTTTGTACAAGGATTTAATGGCTAAGAAAAATGCTAAACAGATGTCACTTAATCTGTATGGTGAAGCATCTATTATCCTTCGTGCATTTATTGATACGCTTGTACGATTATCTTATTCAGGTAAGAATGTATATGTTATCTGTCAACAGAAATCAGTAAACGTTGAAGAAGTTACTGATGAAAATGTTCCTGCACAGATCATCCCTAACTTGATGGAGAGTGTGTCTAAGTACTTGACAGCATCATCTCGTATCTTAGGGCACACTGAGTGTATCACTAAGTCTAAGATTGTTAAGGGTAATAAAAAAGTTAAGGACTTCTATCAAGTACGCTTAGCAGGAAACCCTGTGTACAACCTTAAGGTTACTCGTAAGCCAGGACTAGCAATTCCTGACACAATTATCAACCCTACTTGGGATGAACTTGTAGGACTTACAGATGGTTCTACACAAGCTAAAAATAAAAAAGCTGAGGGAGAAGAATAATGTCAAAAATCACATTTACTGCTGAAAAAGCCAGTGATGATTATATCTATAATGATGGTAACTATGAAGTAGAAATCACAGAAGTTAAGGCTGGTACTAGTAAGAGTTCAGGATTGGCTCACTATGAGTTTAAACTTCGTGGTAACTTTGGTAAAGGTGCTCCTGCACTCTTCACACACTTTGTACGTGATAATCAGTGGGGATATCGTGACTTGTACAGCCTTGCTGTAGCTTGTGGTCTTGATCCTGATGGAGAACTTGACACTGATGACTTCACAGATAAGTTTATTGGTATCACTCTTGAAGAGACTGACCCTTACAATGACAAGCGTCAGTGGCGAGTTACTAAAATCTTCTCAGTTTCAGAAGAAGATGATGAAGATAATTCATCTGTATCTGATGATGTAAACGTAGAAGATGATGAGTGGGATTAACCACTCTTAGGGTGCAACTTAGTTGCCCCTTCTGAAAGCACAGTGTGAAGAACCTACTCACATTCCTTACTATTTTTATGATTACTTTAACCTTTTCATGGTTCCTAATTCCACACTGTGCTCTTAGAGGGGCTCTCTCTAATTCTATACAAAAGGAGTTTAACTCCTTTATAACAGGCATGGACAGTCACTTCCATTGATAACGTCCTAAATGGTCTCCTATATATACATTTTTTACTTTCATCTATCCATGCCTGCTGTAAGGGAGTTTACTTATGAGTGATAACTTAATTTCAAACTTTAAACTGTACCTACTTAAACGTAGAGATGCTTTTGAGTATAGACACAGTAGAAAGAAAGAGGTTAATGACCTAGCTAGAAAGTCATTACCTAATAATCTAAAGTATCTTGATGATATGTCTCAGACAATGATACGTACTCTTAACACAGCTAGATACCCTGTGAGGGATAAACTCCTTACAGCCTTTGTATACCGTATTATAGGTGATGAGAGGCTTGTAAGACAGTGTACTAATCCTGATGGTATCATTACTGTGAAAGAGCTTAAGGTAGTTGCTGACAAGCTGAGAAAGAAGGGTACAAAGATTAGATGTAACTATGTATCCCCTGTGCAGTCAGCTTTCACTACAGGTATGTCTAGGCATGACTACTTTATGTCTTCATGCTGTGACTTCATTGATAAGCTCCCACAGGATCTATTCTATGAGTGGTCATGTAATGATATCTGTAATTATTATGCTGATGTGAAGGTCTTTGGTACTGGTATGTTCACTAACTTTCATCTAGCTACAGACTTCTCTTATATTAATGAGCTTCATATAAAGATTGATCTTATTAGAAAAGTTCCTAAACCAGTTAAGAGACACTATCTTAAGGTCACAGGGAATAAGAGATTCTACATAGATGATTATGCTGACTTTGTAGATGATATAATGGATTGGTATATTGACCAACCGTTTATCACACCAAAAGAACGTATTATTACTCCTAATGATGTAGCTAATATGCTTATAAGTTGGAACCTCAGTGAGAGTTCTACATGCCCTAAAAGAAAAGCTACTACACTCAAGAAGCAGTTAAGCTCTATAGTAATATCAAGGAGTATGTATGACTACTGGAAAGAGAATAAAACAATATCACATAAAGATGATAGATGAGTTAGGAACTTGCTACTTTGATGAAGTGATAACTGGCTTCAGAAATAGGCAAGATAAAATAGCTAAATGGATAGGCTCTGATCGGTTTATTAAGTTGACTCAAGGAGATATGTATGTATTAATAAAGAGTTCAGGAGAGGAGCTATGGTACTATGAGTACATTGATGGAGAGTGTCAAAGAGATGACACCTAAAGAAGCTTCTGATGAGTATATCAGATTAGAAAAAGTCTACAATGAATTAGGTAAAAAGATCAAGATAAGCACAAGAACCTTCCAAACTAGGATGCGTAAACAGCGTAAGGAGATTAGAGATAGACAGAACATGCTATATGTTGTGTTAAACTCTGAGCCTGGTCTAGCTAGATACACAGAAGAGTGCTTGGGATTGACTGACTATCACAATCTCTATAAACGTTGGAGACACCGTAGATTTAGATAAAAAGAAAAGGACCATTAAGGTCCCTTTTTTATTTTCCTTCACAGTTACAGTCATCTTTAGGGAGTTCTGTAAGTTTAAGACATTCAGG